AGGAAAAGCTAATATGAATACCTCGTCTAGTATCTATGATACATCATTGCGTGGAACAGATAATTGTGGAGCAATCATTTCTTACAAGAAATACGGAGTCAATAAAAATACCATTCGCTATTTCAGTGAGCAGCAATTTGTTATTCCAGAACTCTTTTCTGACTGCTTTCAAACTTACTACTTACTGAAATGGAGTAAAGAATGGTTTCTTAACGAGTCACGAGCAGGAATAATTACGAGAAATGGAACTAGATATAATGTGATTTATAATCGTTGTACAAGAGGTGCTATTCTTGCTGCACCTGCAAGGTCACAAATTACATTGTCTTTCAGACAAGCACAAAAAGAGTATGGACTTGACGCATATGTGCTTGTGAGCTATACTGATAAGCTGCCTGTTGATGATACAAACACATAGCCGAAGGCTAAGGAGAATCTATACCATGTGCCATGATTATGAATTTAGGACTCATATTGTGAAAACAAATAAACAACGTGAATTTGAGCGCAAGCTTAAACAAGATAATATTGCTGAAGGCTACACTTGCCTTACATGCTGCAACACTAAGCAAGCGGTAGGGCCAAAATTGTTATGTGAGCTAGACAATTCATTTCACAGACTGAATGATACCTGCAGTAAGTATAAAAGTATATCATTCGGTGTGAGAGTTTCTATTTAACATAGCGTAGCTAGAGGATACTATCATGAGCATAAAAAGAGATCTTATCAATTTCTTTCAAGACATTAACAAAGAGACATCTGAAATAACAGCAGCTATAATTGTCTGTGTGCGTTACCAATCAGGTAAGCGTATTATTGATGTCTATAAATTTCAAGACCCTACAAAAGATTTCATAGATATTTATATAGATCAATTAGACTTAGCATGTCGTTTCGTGTATGGTACTATCTGGTTCTGCGATAATACTTGGGCTGAGAGAGTTTATGATTATGAAAACGATATGGACTGGTGGGAGCATAGAAAACTACCTGAATTTGATGAAGAACTAATAGCACTTCTTGAACAAGCTAATCAATGCTAGGAGATACTAACATGAGACAGCCCTACACAAAAGAACAAATACAAGCCTTGCTTAGTAAGGTGCGTGCAACAATTCCAAACAGTAGCAACACAACTGCTGTCGGCAAGCATGGCGAAGCAATTACATACAATGCCGAGCAGCAAGAGTTCATCAATCTAGTAGCAAGCGGCAAATCATGTATTCTAATAGGCGCTGCTGGAACAGGAAAGACTACTTGTACTCGCGGTGCAATTCAAGCACTAATAGAATCAAATAGAATTCCGATTCTATCGCAAGGAATAGTGCATAAGCATCTAGTAGCAGGAACTCCAGGAATTGTAGCTACATCATTCACTAGGCGCGCAGTAAGTAACATTAAGCAAGCACTAGACAGTAGCCTGCGCAGCAACTGCATCACGACACATAAGTTACTAGAATATGAGCCAGTGTTTTACACAGTGGAAGATCCAGAAACAGGAGATGAGAAAAGAACTATGCGATTCGAACCAAGCAGGAATCGTTACAATCCTCTGCCAAGTGAAATTCGCTGCGTATTTATTGATGAAGCATCGATGATGGGACTAGATCTATATGAAAACTTCACAAACGCACTAGCTAGCAACATTCAAATTGTATTCGTAGGAGATATAAATCAGCTACCTCCGATTTTCGGGCCAGCTATTCTAGGCTTCAAGATGCTGGAACTTCCGATAGTTGAGCTAAAGCAGGTATATAGACAGGCGCTAGAATCACCAATCATCAAACTTGCAACTGAAATCAAGGAAGGAAAGACACTAGTTACAACTGAAAAACTGCAACAAACTACCGAGCGAGGTACAGTAATTATTCATCCGTGGAAAAAGAAACTGAAAGCGGAAATAGCATTACAAACTGCATCTAAATTCATGTGCAATATGCTGGATGCAGGAAGTTACTCACCTGAGAATGATATTATTCTTTGTCCATTCAACAAAGCATTCGGTACAATAGAACTGAATAAATCAATCGCTAATCATATTGCTAGAAAAGAGCAGCGAGTAACATGGGAAATCATTACAGGATTCGGAACTCTATATCTTTCAGTAGGAGATAAAGTTCTATACGATAAGGAAGATGCGATTGTTACAAAGATAGTGCGTAATGGTTCTTACTTAGGTAAGGCTGCACAACAGGAATCAACTACACTAGATTATTGGGGTTACAATTCCGCAGGAGCAGCGAAACACGCTGCACATATCTCTGAAGGCGAAGAAGGGACTGATGAACTCCTAAATCTTATGCTCGATAACATCGCATCTATCGAAGATAAAGAAGCAAGAGTGCGAGCAGCATCACATATTGTTACTCTGCAGATGCTAGATTCAGAAAAAGAAATTGAACTGGATTCAGCAGCAGAACTCAATAGTATGATTCTAGGTTATGCTCTCACAGTACATAAAGCACAGGGCAGTGAATGGGACAGAGTATTTCTACTTCTGCATCAATCGCATAACACAATGATTCAGCGAGAATTGCTTTATACTGCAGTGACTCGTGCAGCAAAAAGTCTGTATGTAATTTGTGAATCAGATACATTCGAGAAAGGAGTTCTTAGTCAAAGAATCACAGGCAATACACTTGCGGAGAAGGCGCAATACTTTATGGGAAAAGTGACTGAAGGCTTCACATTAAAATAAATCCTGACCCGCTTGACAGGGCACAGTGTCCTATGACACAATGCACACTCTGGTTGCAGGAGCCAGATCTATAAAACCTGCATCCCATCTTGTAATATAAACTTATTGGAGAGTATTAAAAATGAGCGAAAATACCGCAACTGTTCCTAGCACCGAAAACATCAATAAGCTGGTCGATAATGTCGATGTTAAATTCCGTTTCCGTAAAGTCAAGGATGAAGCTACCGGACTTGAATCTACTCGCCCTACTGTAGAACTTAGTCTTCCGCTTCTCAGTCTCGAAGGAATTGCTGCAATCTTTGAAGTTGGTGGAAAAGACCTTGATCTGCTGCTTGAAACTGTGCGCGACGTTCAAATCGCACGAGCTAAGGAAATTGTTAGCGAGAAGGAGGATATTACTCAAGCTAATTTCCCGTTCGCAAGCATTAGCTGGACCGCGATTGCGAATATGCCGAAAGCAGAACGGCGTGGTGGTGGTATTCCGAAAGAAACTTGGGAAGATTTCAGCAAGGATTACATTACTGTTATGCCAGGCTTTACTGGAAAAACTGTTGAACAAGTTACTAATGCAAGCAAAATCCTCTCAGGTAGATTCAACGCAGTTAAAACTAATAAACCAGTTATTAAACTGCTCAAGGATCAAATCGGTATTTACATTAGTCAAGCTCCGAACGCTGAACAATTCAGCGATGTTCTTAATTTCTTGGTAGAAAAAGCAGACACGCTGCTGAAGGCGGAAGAAGTTGATGTGCTTGCGAATCTGGGCGGCTAGTAGTAGCTTAATCTAAGTAAAGGTGAGAGGCCGTGCTAGAGAAATCTGGTGCGGCTTTTTACTGCACAATTCATACGCAATGAACACACCTAGCCGCTATGCACCTATCTGGGCTGCATTAAAACTTAAAAAACAAGTTAGACTTGTAGCTCCAAGAGAGGCACATTTGCGGCTGAAAAGAGCTATTATCAAGAGAAAAAACATAGATATAGGATATAAGATTCTATGTAGCGAAAAAGGACAAGAGCCTAAATTATATTTCAGGAGTGAAGGTAATCTCCTTATTGTCACTCTTGATATGTATTCTAAGCTTAGTTGTATATAGTTACATTCTTATAAGGAAATTGCAATGAGCAGAACAGACTCAAACGAATATACCACAATCCCAATCATTAAACTTGTACGTGAGACTCAACATGCATATCTTATTCGTACAGAAAGTCAGGTAATAAAAGATCAAGAAATAGATACATGGATTCCTAAATCACAGGTAGCTGAACTGCAACTTGATGCAGATGATCAATATATTGTAATCAAAACTTGGCTTGCTACTAAAACTGGACTGGTATAGGACATAGCCATGAGCGAACCTCAATCAATTACACAGCAACTACAAGATAAGATACAAGAGCTAGAATCTTGCCTACTATCACAGCATCCTAGTATGCCAGTATTACTTAAATCAATATGGACAACTGTAAAGCAATATCCAGAACAAGCAGTACTTCTTAGCGAAGAGGAAATATCCACTGTATTTAAAGCTTTAGAACACCTAACTAATATATCTGTGGCAGCAGCAGTACCTAAGCCTAAGACTAAAGCAGCAAAGAATATGACTCTTGAAGATCTGTAGCAATTAGTAACCTACATTCATATACATTCACTAGCAAAGGAATTGAGATGTCAGATAACAGCAAAAACAGCGATAATAATTTCCAAAACATCAATCTCCAGCATGCAAAAGAATCTCTAAAGCTTACACTTGACCAAGCTTTATTTAACATCGGAACTAAAACAGCTATCTACTCTCAGCAAGATAAATTTATTGTGTCAATGTATAATCCTATTCAAGCTGTACATGCGTTTGTGTTTAAAGAACAATGTGATCTGCCTGATACTGAATCATATACATTCTTGTATCTTGAATTTTTCATAGCGCAAGTGTATGAAATTACTATGAATTTTGAGTATACAGATGACTCAAGACCTTCTGTAGAACAACTAATTACAGCAGCAGAGTTACTCTATAATAAAACGAAGCAGGAGATGCAACAAGAACAACCTAGCACAGATCCTGAGCACATAGCAAATGAACTGCTCAATAAACTCCGACTGCACTGAGCCGTTTCCGATTACTGTATTATTACAGCTATACCAAAAACATTACAAAAGTAACCTACTATATTGCTGCCATTATAGATACTTACAATTACTGATTGACTGGTTAGGACCTATTTCAAAATCTAGGTACGATGTAAATGCAAATGTACCTAGGGTTCTAATCAGTCATGAAGTAGCAGCATTAGCTAGACTTACTAATAATACAGAAGATCAGATATTCCAGGAGTTATTAGATATATGGATACAATCGCAGAGCGAATCTCAGACCCAAGAATAAAACTCCTCAGTTATTCCTCTCTCCTAAAACTGCATGCATGTCCTCGTTCATATCAACTCTATAAATTAAATGCGACTGTAGAAGCAGAAGAAGATGCAGAAGCCTCTCTCACTTATGCTTACGGTCATGCAGTAGGAACAGGAATACAGCTATGCTTTCAAGGTTTTAGTTACGAGGATACTTGTTTCTATCTATTCTGCAGCTGGTCGGTGGATTTACTCGCAGAGGATACCAAAAGAAAGAAATCCTTTTTCTTAGCTCTTGCAGCTATTAAACAATTTTACTTCTTGAGGTCAAATGGTTACTTGTCAGATTGGGAACTGGTTGAGTATAACGGAGAGTCCGCAGTTGAGCTTTCTTTTGCCGTTTCTTTACCTAATGACTATTGTTATCGTGGCTCTGTTGATGTTGTACTTAGAAACAAAATTACATCACAAGTTATGGTTATTGAATGTAAGACCTCTAGTTCCCAGACCCTTAACCCTGTTGAGTATAAAAATTCAGCGCAAGCTATTGGATATAGTATTGTTCTCGATCACTTATTTTCTGATCTATCTAGTTACCAAGTTCTATACCTCGTTTATCTAACTAAGACACTAACCTGGGAACCTATTACATTTAGTAAGCATTACGTACAACGAGCACTATGGATACGAGAGCTGCTGCTTGATTGTGAGTTAATTACTATGTATTCCAATGCAGATGTATTTCCTATGCACGGAGAAAACTGTGTAAATAGATATTATCGAGAGTGTGAGTACCTAAATGTATGCACTCTTAGCACAGAGTATATCACAAAGAAATTGAGTGACTCTGATATGAAGGTACTAGAAGAAAGAGAAGCTACCTTTAGTATTAAAGTGGATATACAAGATTTGATTTCAGCACAACTGGCTAAGTAGAAAGGAACAGAAATGAAACTTACATCTAAAGAACTCAGCAATACTCATCGCGTAATTGTTTTCGGTGAATCAAAGAGCGGCAAAACTGAGCTTGTAGGAAGACTGGCGGAACGCTATAATTTACTCTATTTCGATCTTGAGAATGGTTTTGAGACTCTCTTGAAACTTCCTCAAGAATGGAAAGATCGAATTGAGCTTGTTAGCATTCCAGATACTAAAGTGTATCCAGTAGCTATTGAAACTATTCTGAAGGTATTAGAAGGAAAGGTAAGTATTTGCGAGAAGCATGGTAAGTGTAGCTGCATTCGCTGCAAGAAAGAGCCTGACGCAGAGTATGTAGTAGTTGATATCAATAATCTTTCCAAAGATGTTATTGTTGTTATCGACTCTCTTACGCAACTTTCTAATAGTGCAATGAATCTGCTGACCGCAGATTACGGGGATGAGTACAAACCTGATTGGGGAGATTACAGGAATCAAGGTCAGCTTATGGATAAAGTACTGTCTCAGATTCAGCAAGCCAGATATAACATTGTATGTATTACTCATGTAGTAGAAACTGAATTTGAAGATGGCAGGAAGAAACTTGTACCTCTTGCTGGCACATCGAATTTCAGTAGGAACTCAGCTAAGTATTTTGATCACGTAGTATACTGCGAAGTCAAGAATAAGAAACATGAATTTGCTTCCAGCACTACATACAGTAGTTCAGTTCTGTCAGGAAGTAGAACAGATGTAGCTATTGAAAAATCTGCTAAACCTAGTCTGCTTGAAATTTTCTGCGAGCTTGGTAAGCCAGCGGATAGTGTTGATTTCTATTCGAAGACTCCGGTAGATAGGAAGCCGCTGGAACTTAGTAAGGAATTAAAGAAAGAAGCTGCGAGCGAAGTTAAGAATACTACTGCATCTACATCTACTAAGGATTTACTTGCGAAGCTGAGAGATAGGAAAGAAGCTGTATCTGCTCCTCCTGCTACTCTAATCATTGACGAACCTTTAGCCGAAGAAATGGCTTCTACTGTACCACAAGAGCCTACTAAATTCGAGCAAGAATATAACAAGCCACTAGAAGAATCTGCTCCTGCATCAGAGTCTAAGCTAACAGCTCTGCAGAAATTACTTCAACAGCGTAAAGAAGCAAGGGGAGGCTGAGATATGATACGTCAATTTGACTTAGCTTTGTTAGGAACTAAAATAAGCAATCTACATAAGCTGTATAACCTAGATGAACTTATAAAGGATGCTTATGTTGTATCTAATAACTCCTTACGTAAGCTTAAACTCATTGGAATTGTAGGCAAAGCACATTCCGGTAAAACAACTACAGCGAGGTTATTGCAAACTTATATCAACACCAGGCAAAATGCAGACGTAGTTAATTACGCTTACACTTGTGAAATGTCTATGGATGTAAAGCTTGTATGCTCTGCTTTATTTGGCTTAGATGATATGTTTTTTATTAACTCAGAACTAAAGGAAGAGATAGTACAACATTTAGGAGTATCTCCAAGACAACTTATGCAATACACCGGAGATTTATTTAGAGTTTTATTTGGAGAAGACTTCTGGCTTAAAAGACTGATGTATGACTTAGTGGATAATATGCGTGACAGAGGAGAAATCCATATTATCTCAGGGCTTCGTTATCAAAATGAAATTGATTTCATAATCAGGCATAGTGGAATTGTGATCCACTTGACACACAATCAAGGGTGCGGTACAATAGGATTTCCTGGAGCTACATCAGAACAGAGCTTAGATTTCTCATCTTCACCTTACAAGAAAGGAGTTAACTACTATGAAGTAAATAGAGAAGAATATGGTACACTTCAGAGGCTTGGAGTATTACTAAAACAGATTGCATCCACTCTCTGAGTTAGTTATTATGCCAGATCCAACTAAAGTATCAGATCATCAAATACATCCTAACCTTAAAAAACTCTTAATGCCTTATACAGAGTCCAGAGAACTTAGTGAATTACTAGAAATTAGAAAGGAGCTTAACACACTAATCAAACTTTTAACTCCCACACACAGCAGTTTTATTATAGGTCAAGAAGCTGTAAATATTTTTAAACGTCTAAAGGATAATACACATGAACGCTAATACAAATTTCTTCGACATCTCCCTCGACGATATCGCTGATCTTCCTGAATTCAAGAACTTCCCTCCTGGTGCATATCAAGTAGAAGTTTCGCTCGAAAAGAAAGATATTAACAAGCATCCAGCAGTAGTGTTTAATCTTAAGTGCATTAAAGTTCTTGAACTTGTTGATCCTGACAGCGAAGAAATTGCTGAAGGTACTGAAAGTAACGTAAGCTACATAATGGACAATGAGTTTGGAGCAGGTAAATTCAAAGCTATTGTTGCTCCGCTGGCTGAACTGTATGAAACTCGTAATGTAGCTGAGATTATTCGTAAAGCGAAAAACGTTTCTGCTCTGGTAGTAATCGGTAGCAGAAAAGCAAAAGAAACAAACAAAGAATATATGGAGTTGATCTCTCTGGAAATCATCTAATTCTAAGAGAAGGAAGAGCTAAGACACAAACTTAGTATCTTAATTGTAAAGCCCTACAGACTCAAAAGGTTTAGTAGGGCTTTATTGTTAATATACCTACACAACAGAAAATAATATATGAATACATCAGCTATACGACTTGCTTTCTTCGGGGAACAATCAGAGTTTAATTATCTGCCTAGGCTTAAAGCCGTAGTCGGTGATGCTAATGTATCTGTTAATTTGCCGGCCAAAATTACTACTTGGGCTGAAATACAATTCTTCTGTAATAAGCGTCAGATTACAGGAGTGCTTAGTACACGACAAGATTTACTAGAGCTTATTACTCGCGACACCAGAGCTACTCTCGACAAGTACGCTGGCTCATATTTCACACGAGATAATATAGAGATAGTATTTCTAAATCCACTGGAACAAACAGTAACCGTTCCTTGGGGAACTCATGTATTGAAACGTTATTGCTCTAAGTTATGTGCTCCGCAGGAATGGCTTGAGTGGCCTGAATTTACTTGGGAGTTAGGAACAGCCACTAGCTTCGCTGCGTTATATGCACAGTTCAGTACAGCTGATCTAATAGCAATCGACATAGAAACAATTAAAGAACCTCTCGCGATTACTACAATCGCCTATACAGGAGTCTGGCTGACAGGTTCTATTCCTAAGTTACATTCATTTGTAATAGAGCTAAATAATGATTACAACCTAAGCTGGGTTCGCAGATTCAATACACTTCCTGCTCCTAAGATATTTCAAAACGGGAAGTACGATTGCACATATCTATTACGCTATAATGCAGTTCCTAGTAATTGGCTGTTCGACACTGCTACAGCTATGCATTGTCTGTATAGCGAAATGCCAAAGGATCTGGAATATCTATCCGCATACTTCTTTCGTAAAGGACGTGTATGGAAATACATGGCTTCAGGAGATAGAAGCGAGAGATTAGAGTATAACTGCAGAGATACATACGCCACTGCAATAACTATGTGTGCGTGGTTAATGGAAGCTCCTGTATGGGCTAAGACTAATTATTTACAAGAGTTTCCTCTTTTATATCCTTGCCTGCTTGCAGAGCTTACAGGTATTAAGAGAGACATGCCTGCGCTTGCTGCTCAAAGCAAAGCCGTACAAGATAAAATCAATGTGGCGCAGAGACAGCTAAATACAATAGTAGGTCTTAATAACGTAGACGGAAGAAATTTCAATGTAGCCTCTCCCATACAGATGAAAAAGCTTATGTATGTGTTAGGTTGCAAAGATATAGCTGATAAGAGTTGTGATGAAAAGCATCTTACTGAAGCAGCCTTTCGCCACCCCTTAATTGAAAGGATACTAAATCTAGTTCTTGATATAAGAGGTAATAGAAAACTTATTTCAACCTATCTTACAGAAGGAAAAGAATTCAATGGAAGAATACTATATGCTCTTAATCCGCACGGGACGGCAACAGGCAGGCTTGCGAGTAACGAACATCACTTCTGGTGCGGATTGCAAATTCAAAATATCCCGAGGGGAAAAGAGGTTAAGTCAACCTTGTGCGCAGAGGCTGGATTCTTTATTGGAGAATGCGACTTGGAACAAGCAGAGTCTAGAGATACAGGATATATCTCAGGAGATGAAAACATTATTAGCGCAGTTTCTGGCACAAGAGATTTTCATTCTGTCAACATTGTTTTATTCTTTGGAAAGGTATACGAAGATATCTATGACGATGAGAAACATAAAACCAAAAATAAACCTTTACGAGATATTGCTAAGCGAGTAAATCACGGCTTTAATTATAACATGGGTGCTTATGTTCTTGTTATTACCATGGGACTTAAAGCTATTTATGAAGCTGCTAGGTTACTTGAGCTACCAAAAACTTGGAACTCCCTTAAAATAGCTGAGTACCTTCTCGCTCAAGCAGACAAAGCTTTTCCAGCTTTAAAAGGAACTTACTATCCAGGAGTTATAGCAGAAATTACAAGCACAAAGATGCTTGTATCACGTGCAACTCATCAGTCTGAATATGATGTAGCAGGTTGGGCTAGATATTGTTTCTCTGATCCTAGCAAAAGTAAGCAAGCTCTTAATGCTTATGTAGCGCATCCACCGCAGTCACTGAATGCTATGACGTTGAATAAAGCGTTTATGGATGTCTTTTATAAAGTTGCTCTTGTAGAGATTCAAGACTTCAGACTCACAGCACAAATCCATGATTCTATTCTATTTCAATTCCGTGAGGGTAGGGAAGACTTAGCTCAACAAGTAAAACAGCGCATGGAAATTCCTGTAACAGTTATTGGCTACGACGGAAAGGAAAGAACATTCACAGTTCCAGCCTCTATTAAGGCAGGACCTAACGGTAAGGGAGCAGCTAATTGGGGAGATACTGAGTGAGTGATCTGTTCTCTCTATATTTCAATTACATCAACGATACTGAGCCTCCCAAAACATTTCATCGTTGGTCACTCATGACTGCCCTATCTGCTTTTCTAGGTAGAAGATATGCAGTACAGCATGGACACTTTACTGTAAACCCTAACATGTATTGTATGCTAATGGGAGCTACGGGTACTAGGAAATCTACAGCAATTAAATTAGCTACTAAACTTATTGAAGCAGCAGGTTATGAAACTATAGCAGCAGAGAAAACCTCTAAGGAAAAATTTCTAGAAGACCTTGCAGGAGATGTTGCCGAAGGCACTGTAGCAGATGCAAATCTAGCAGATTTAAATTTATTTGGAGAATTTGGTGAAGACACAGACAGAGAAGTATTTATATCGGCTGACGAGTTTAATGATTTTATTGGTCTTGGCAATCTGGACTTCATTTCTCTTCTTGGTTCTTTATGGGACAAATCAGGTTATTACAGATATAGGATTAGAAATGGAAAGTCTATACGTATCTATAATCCAACTGTTAGTATTCTGGGCGGGAATACTCCTTCTAACTTCGCGCTCTGTTTCCCTGTATCTACGCTTGGTCAAGGATTTTTTGCGAGATTAATCCTTATTCACGGACGTAAAACAGAGGAGAAAATAACTTGGCCTACAGAACCTTGTCCTGCATTAAAGCAAGAGCTTATAGAGATACTAGCTTACATTAAAAAAGATATAGCTGGTCTTGCAGCACTCAGCGACTCAGCGAAATTGCTACTAGACAAGATATATAAAAATACTCCTGCTCCTCTTGATGTAAGATTTACAGGATTCTACGACAGACGATTCACTCACTTGCTTAAACTCTGTCTTGTGGTATCAGCTGCTAGACTATCTACAAAAGTAGAAGAACAAGATATTATATATGCTAATACTATTCTTACAGTAGCAGAACATAGTATGCCTAAAGCTCTAGGAGAATTCGGTAAAGCAAAGAATTCCGATGTGGTACATAAGATTATACAATTGCTTGAAAGTTGTAACAGAGTATTTACTCTTGCAGATATATGGAAAGTAGTTGTACAGGATTTAGATAAGAGCAGTGACTTAGCTGAGCTGCTTAGAAATTTAGTTATGGCAGAAAAAATTCAACCAGTGAAAGGAGGTTTTCTAATACGAAGATCAATTATGACTGAGACATCTACGGATTTATTAGATTATAGTATGCTACTGCAAGAAGAACTTGATTCTTGATTCTTAATTACTAAAGGAAATTGATATGGGTTGCGATAAAAAACTTTCACTTCTTTCTTATAACAGATTGTGCGAACTGGTAGAACAGAAAGTTATTGAGGGAGTACCACTGGAAAATGTTAATGGTGCATCCATTGATATTACGCTTGGGAATAGATTCATTTTTGAAAAAGCTGTAGTAGACTTCACTAGGAATGCACAAGTTGTACTTAAGTATAGGGAATCTTTTGAACCCCTTGAAATTGAAATTGTTGATGAGGATTCAGTAATTTTAAAACCAGGAGAATTTGTACTTGCACAAAGTAGAGAAATCTTTAATCTGCCTAGAAATATTGCAGCAGAGTACAAACTTAAATCCAGCCTTGCACGTATTGGACTAGACCATTTCAATGCTGGGTATTGCGATCCAGGTTGGAATAATTCTGTACTTACTCTTGAACTTAAGAATTGCTTGCAGTATCACACTATCGTTCTTACTCCAGGAGATAAGATTGGTCAAATGATTTTCTTCGAATGTGATGAAGTACCTGAACAAAGTTCTTATGCACAGAGAGGTAGATACAATTCAGACAAGGGAGTAACTAAGATTAAATTATGAACTCACAAGAACTACAAAATACACTCTATCAATCACTTAATAGATTAGGAAAACTTATGACAAATCATGTTAATCTTATGTTCGATATTGAATGCCTTGGTCTTAAGCCAGGCTGTAGCATTCTGCAGATCGCTGCTGTACCATTTAGCTTTGCAGCAGAAGGCTACACTAATTTCGACGTAGTTATTAATAGGCAATCTTGCATTGATGCAGGTCTTGTAGAGGATCCTGAGACTGTGCGGTGGTGGCAGAATCAGAACGCAAACACTGTGTCTAAGGTATTTTCTGGGACTGTTTCTATCAAAGATGCTATGGAACGACTATATTTATACTGCAAGAGTCTTAACGCTGTAATTCATCCTTGGTCTAATGCAGCTTCGTTTGATTTACAGATTCTTCGCTATACTTTCGATCTACTGCATATTCCTGTACCTTGGAACTTCCGAGACGAGATGTGTTTCAGAACTCTCAAGAATTTGTTTCCGCTTACAGCTTGTGAGAAACCTGTTAAGTACGGACCAAATCATGATGCTTATTTCGATGCTATGCATCAGGTAAGTGTAGCTAACGTTATTTTCAATAAACTACAGGAGAGTATGCCTTATGCATATAGTGCTATTTGATCCACGCAGAATAGCTCTGCAGGAAGAATTACGTAATCACCCTGAGCTATGCGAGCTTATTGCTAAACATCCTGCAGATCAATTTGAGGTTAGGCTTGCGGAGATTGCAGCCTACTGTGAGGTGTTGCTAGATGGATACTACACAGAGGAAGAACTGAGTAATCTATGTGGGATACTTACTAACAGATTGATTGAGCGACGAACACAGATAGTGTTACCGCTGAATTGATGTAGCAGAAACTAAAAAGCCAGGGTTTTATTCCTGGCTTTTTTTTGTTCCTCTAGTATAAAGTGCAATGTGCTAGTAACAAGCTACAATGTTAGTTGCAGTTGTATTAGTTGCCATAACTTTAGTTCCTCGTACTTCAAGTTGAGTACCTACAGGTACAGCTGCGAATGTAACTACATTACCTCCCATATCTGTAATTGCTACTGCTCCTGCTCCTCCAATGTAGAGTTTATAAAAAGGAGTAAGAACAGTAGAATCAGATGGAGTTACTGCAACAGCATAATCAGTAGATCCGACATTATATTGTGACATAATATAAGTTCCTTGTGGTTAAGTTAGCCGAAGGCTATGCTCATGGTGTGTTAGAAAAATCTCTCAAAGACATACCTCCCATAACAGATTGCATAGACTGTGACATAGGAGACTTCAAGTCCATAGCTAGTTTATTAGCCTGTGACGTATTCGCATTCTTGTATTGCTGCATAAAGAATTGTGCGAATTGATCTTGCCTACCTCCTGCCCTAGCATAGATTTGTGCAAAGTTATCTATATCTTGTGAGCTAGGAGATTGATTAGCAATAACAGCTGTTTTAATAGTTGAACCTAATGCTGCTGTAAGAGAAGCTGTCTTAGCTGCATATACATCGTGGTTATATACTCGATCTATAACAAGAGCTTCATCCAGAGGTCTAGCTCCTGCAATACGAATAAGATTAGCAAGACTCAAGAAATCATTAGAAGCTTGAATGTTACCAGAGCGAGTAGTAGAGAAACTTCTACCTTGTGGATTACCTACTGCTTCTAATGTTTGAGCTAAACCTGCAAGAGGTCTATTAACTCCAGCGTGTTCTATACCTTGCAGAAAGCTAGTCCATACATTACCTCCCTGAGCAATTTTAGTTGCTGTGTTGTACAGATTTGAAATGAAATTAGTAGATGCTCGTACAAAAGGTACATCAGCAGGATTTATTGGAAGTACTGAAATCTGCCTAGGATTTATATCTCCTCGTGAGTACAGATTCATTTTCAAATCAGGAGAGATAAGACCTAGTGCATTACTTCCCATACCATACATAAGCCAGTCGCCAGCTTCTTTACCTACAGCTCCATACACTGTATCATACAAATCTCTGTGAGATGGATTACCTGACGCATTGCCAATGATATGTGTATTGATTGCATCAAATGCAGGCAAACCTTTCATACCATAAATAGTAGATTGCAGACCTAACATCATTGCTGCATCTTTAACAGTACCTTCTCCTATGTGACGGAACAGCTGCTGCATAAGATTGAATTGATATGTTTGGAATAATCCAATAGCTTGACCTACAGGACCTTGGAAAATGCCAGGACGCTGTGCTGCAATGTAGTTACCTTCTACGCGATTAACGAAAGTGTTTATATAAGCCCAAGCTTCTTTCTCTCCTAGTATTCCTGCTTCAACAGCTTTATCAGTAATTTGCTTAGCTACATGACCACTAACAAATCTGTTGAACTCTTCCACAAGCGTATTGCCTGTGAGTTTTTCTCCAGCAGCAGCGGCGGCTCTAGTAGTTGCAAATACTTTATTGATAATTCCATCAAGCTCTTGCACAGATTCTTTGCCTGTAAGTGCAAGATTATTAAGAACCCAGTTAGCTTGCTCAACACGAGAGCTAATAATTCCACGAGCTTGAAACTCTTTACGCAGAGCTAAACCTGCATCGCTATGGAAGTCTCCCATAGCATTAGCAATCATCTTGAGAGGAGAGAACACAGTATCTTCAGTACCAGGAACTTTAATCCTAGTAAGATCAGCAAGCCTTCCTGCTACATCACTATTACCTTCATTGACTGCACGAACAAGTGAGTTAAGCTCAGTGTTCCTAAGTACAGTTGATCCGATAAGATTGTTAATAGAATTGATAGGATCAAGACCAAGCATACAAGAGGATAAAATTGAATTAGCTTTAGCAATAAAAGAACTTAATGCACCTTTAGGGGCTGTATGATTAGCCTGTGCAAGCATCATTGCGGAGTATGGAGCGCCTTCATAGCCTGCACCACTCAGCATTTTATTGATTGAAGCTAGCTCTGCTGGAGATTTAGCATTTGAAAAAGTTTCATACACTTTATTAAATAGTGCAGATACTTTTCTATCCAGCATATCATTAAGCGGAGTCCAGAACGGAAACTCTTTAGATGTGCTAAGACCAAGCATACTACGCACATAATCTGCATAGGGATTTTTACCTTGCATTTCAAGATATGCTAGTGGATCTAGCTTAGTGAAATGTGATCCCTGCACATTGGAATAAGCTTCACCTAGTTGCCTAAGTGTATCTACTTGAGCCTGATTCTTAAGCAATACTGTTTCACGCACAAGAGCTGTATCACGCTGAAGATGCCAGTTAAGGAAATCAGATACAATCTTCTTAGGATCAGTAGCAGGTAGATAAGTAGAAGAAACTCCACGCATCTTTAGTGCTGAATCGAAAGTGACATCTGTAAGAGTTCTTTCAAATTCATACTGACCAATAGCTTTGTACCAAGTCTCAGCATCTCCCTTAGTAAGAATCTTGAGAGTGGGATCAGCTCCCTTAATAGCTGTGATTTGTTTCTCTAAGTCTTGAGCAGTTGCAGCATAAATCATCTTACCGTGGCCGAAGCCTGAAATACTGTCATCGATAACAGATGCTACAAAAGGATAGTCACGAGTATTAGGTGGAATAGGATAGATACGTTCTGGATCTCGATCCCAATGCATACCTTGAACAGCTCTGATGTTTCCGAGTTTAGCAGAGCGATCTGCGTTTAGACTGATGTGCTGCCGAAATAGTGTATCGACTTCAGGATTATTTATTGGAAGAGACTGCGGAACTCCTTCAGGAAGTATCGGAGCTTTTACTTTATTATTACCTGCTGCAATGGCTTTCTCATAACGTATCACTTCCAACGGCTTAAGTTCTTGCTCTACAGGGTCAATGCCCCAAGGAATAGCATACTGACGAATCTTAGATTGCAGAACTGAAAATTCTACGGCTGCTTCAGGTTTCTGCAAAAGTGCGTACAGTGTAGGATTAAGCTCTTCCTTAGTCAAATCTTGTACACTTCTTACGATCTTCAAAGTGTTAGCACCAAGATTCTGTGTAAGACTTCCTAAGGTTCCGTAGTTTTCATTCTGTGCAGATAACATTCCACCGCCAGGACCAGAACGATTAGCTTGCAGAATGTCTCTATCACTGATTCTGTAAACTCTGTTATTTGCAGCTGTTCCTAAAACATTAGCAACTACAGCATCAGCTGCATTTTCAAACAGTACCTGCTTCTGCTTAAGGGCTGCCATACCAGTTAATACATTATCATTGATATCATTAACTGGAGTAGTATCTTTGACAAACTTAATCCAGCTAGGTTGATCGTTGAAATCTCCTGGAAATTTAGTTGCAGCTACTTCTCTTTGCTGTTCAAACACCTTTCGTGCGGCTTGCCTAGCAAACATATTGTCTGCATCAGTTCCTTTAATAACAGAACCTGCATGAGCTGCTTCAGTGATATTAACCATCTTAGCAATCTCAGGATCAGAAAGCTGCTTGGCTCTCTTAATCATAAGATCAGCTACTTCTGGGCTTATAGGACGCAATGCATGTCCATACACTTGCATGAATGTAGGTGCAAGTTGTTCTGCTTGCTGTGGCCTGAAACTTAGATACGAGAAAGTATCTGCCATAAGTTCATGTAGGCTTTCTCTATATGCTACAGACTTAGGATCAAAAGAAGCCCACAAATCAGGTCTAGCTCTCCTACTTATAGCTGTAGCTTCTTCACGAATAGCAGATAGAGTAGTCTCTGGAATAAGACCTGCATCTAGCATAACATCAAAAATTACATGGCCTTCTTCATGCTTAGCTGTTTGTGCAAGAGCAGCAAGAGGACGTGTAGTCAAATCATTCCTGTTTATAAGAATAGATTTAAGCTGTCCATCTCCTGTAGCTACTCTACGCATAGCTCCGTAGAACTCTGGATCATCGCTGAGATTAAAATGAATACCAAGCCACTGCTTCAGTTTATTAGCTGCTGTTACAGGATCAGATGAAATAGCTTCATTAGCTGCTGTTTTACGAAGTCGCTCAGCAAGATCAAATTTCTTATTGTAGAGCCAGGTTTCATATTCATCTTTGTTGATGAATGATAACAGATCCTTACCTGTCTCCTGCTTAATCTTAGGAAGTACTCCTAGCTCATAAGCTCTATCCAGCATAGGAATATCATTTTCAAACAGCAGCTGTCCATCTTTAATCGTTCTCTCAGCTGCCCACATTTGCCTAGCTTCAGTCTGCAAATGATCTGCTGCAAAGATGTTCCATGGATTATCTACATTATCATTAAATTTATATACTCTATCCCCAGCAGTAACTCCTGTATCAGTTACTTTAATAGTTATACCATCTTTCAATCCATCAGCAAGATTCCATACAACAGGAGCATCTGAAGTAACTGTACCTGCACCTTCGCCTGAAAGTTTAAGATAAACTACCTTACTGTTACCGTATAGTTTCTGATCAGCAGCAGACAATGCATCGAAAGTAGTTCCGCTTGCTAATTGTTTTCCAATTCTTTCAATCTCTGCATCTGTTCTAGAATACAGACCTACACGAGAAGCTTCAGTGGTAGAAAATAGTTTAGCTTCTGTATCCGCAGGCGACATAGCTTTAATCCTAGCATACAAATTCTGTGCTAGAGTTTCATCTCCCTTAGTAAGATCACCTGCAAGTTCACGAACTTTAGTATCAAGATACTGTAGTTTAGTCTGCCTAAGTGATTCAAACTTTGAAGCTTTCCAAGCATCCTCTCCTGTGTAATTAGCTGCATCCACCAAAGGTGTACTATGGTACTGATCCATATAATGCAGAATCTTATCTGAAGTACTAAAAGTCGCTGGAGGCTGCATTACAGTATTAAATGGAGCAGCTTCAGGATCAAGCAATCTACCAGCAGATTTAATCTTAGTAATTATTGATGCTGTATTTATTACGCCACCGATTGCTCCAAAGGTTGCAGCTCCCCACATGATATTGGACGCAATATCTGTTAACTGTTGCTTCTCAAGAATCGGAGAGTTGTACATAGTAGCTGCAACAGCAGTTTCCCAAGCAGCTCCCTCTAATGCAGCTTGTCCAAAACCAGCAGCTACAGCAGCAACTGTACTAGAATTCCAAACAGGAAAACCCGCATTAGGTTTAAGAGCAGCTTCAATAGCGCTACTAAGTAATTTAGGTTGACTAGGTGCAAGCAAACCTACAGCATTACCAATGTTAGTTCCGAATACTCCATCTTTTACAGCACTTCGCAGCATAGTTTGTCCAGCTCGAAGTACTTTAATACCTGCTGTACCAGGAACAATACTAGATAATGCAAAGCCAAGTGCATCAACACCTTCTTGATGACGCTCATAGTATTTACCTAGGTCAGTATCGAAATCCTGTAGAACAGATTTAGTCTTAGCTAATTCATAATCTCCACCAAGCCAATTACCGATCGTAGGAAGGATGTTATAGAGCTGCACACCAGCTGATACTAAAGTAGCTTCAGTACCAAGAGTAAGTATATCGCCCCAGGATTCACTCTGACTTGCTACATTATGTGTAATGGCTGCGGTCATGTAAGAAGGAATAGCTTCGCTGGAATCATTAGCTGGTGCAGCAGACGCAGATGTGATAAAGTCTTCAGGAGAAATCATTTACTTAAGCTCCGGAATAGTATCGGCAGGTAGATTAGAATTCACTCTAGCACTTGCTCTGGAAATCATATAAGCATTTACATCAGTTAAATCTGTGAAGTTAAAAGTCTTACCTGCGACACCAGCTGGTAGAAATCTATTTACTCCAGGTCTAAGCGTATCTGTAACTACTGTGTATTGAGTCTGTGGAGGAAAACCAAGTTTCTCAAACTGTCTGATCTCATTATTAAGCTGCATAGCTGAATTGTAGTAAGTAACAATTCCTTGCGCTGCATCTCCTAGGGAAATCTTTTTATCCTGAACAGCAGAGATAGCATAGTCAACTAGCACAGAAGGATTAGATGTTTTAAGTGCACCTGACGCAACAGCTGGTTTAAGCACATCTGTCCACAATTTAGTATTCTCAATTGCAGCTGGAGTGGTATCAAGGAATGCAGTAGGAGCTTGTACAATAAAAGGATTCTCAGTATTGCTAAATCTTACAGGTTGATTTTCCTTGAAAGACTTAATAGCTGCTTCATTATAAGCTCTTTCCAGAACTATAGGATCCTTTATACCAGCTAAGTTTTTAGCTTGTGCTGCTTGTTCTCCAGCTGTTTGAGCTGCTCCATACCAAGCTCCTCCTATAACATCGCCAGCAGGTCTATTAGGATCATTGATATCATACCTAAGAGAAGCTAATGTCTTAAGAGCAGTCCAAGGAGTTGCACCGAAATTAGTCCTTCCAGTCTCTTCGATAGTTTGACCCATAAAAATGAGATTCTTAGCAGACTCTGCATTAGGACCACCAAGCTTAAGAAGAGAGCTAATCTTAGCTGATGTAAGTTTAGGTCTCTTAGCCTCAGCAGCTGCAAGATTATACCAACGAGTAGCTTGGTTATTGAAATCTACGTTCTCTGCACTCTGACGTAGCCAGTCATCGAATCTATCTTTTCTTTCAGCTTCAGCGGTTCTAGCAATTTCAAGATTCTGTTCAGTAGCTTGTGCGTTTTGTTGTGCCCTTCTAGCCTCTAGCTGAGCTGCATCTAATTGGTAAACATCCATTACCATTCGTGCACCAGTCTGTGCTGAGGTAATAGCAGCAGCATCAGCTTTAGCTCCAATATCTTTTTGCATAGCCTCTACAAGAGATTGATTAGCTGCTGCCGAAAGACTTTGCTTAAAGGCATTCTCAGATATAGCTGAGGCTTGCATCAGTTGATTAGTATCTGCAATACGTTGCTTAGCTACATTAGCTGAATCAAGAGTGGCCTTAAGTGCATTCCTCTCATCAGGAAGATATAGTTGATTAACAATGAATCCAAGAGGATTATCAAAGAATCCTACACTCTCACGATCTTCGACTGACTGTGCAAGCTGCTGAGCTTTAGTAAGCTTATCTTGAAAGATTCCCATTTGCTCCTGCATAAGAGCAGGGAATCCTTGATTATTATTTAGAGCATCATATAAAGCTCTATTCTTTTGCTGAGCTTCAAGAGATGCTTGCAGTTCAGTCTCAAGAGCTAAAGGAGTTTTACCTTGATTAGTTCCACCTAGAATATTAGTAAGCAACGAATCAGTTGATTGCTGCATACCGGACTGAATTTGATTTATTCCAGCCTTAGCTGTAGCTGCTCCTGCAACTGCATTTTCAGCTGCCTTATTAATCAAATCAAGAATATCTGGACTTGCAGTATCGTTAGCCAATGTAAAGTTCCTCCCAATTCTGCTTCTTCCTAGCTACAGTATGACCAAGTATAGCGCAAATAGGTTCGCCAATAACTACACTAAGCCAACCTGCTAGATTGAATTTACCTGTAGCAATATACGAAGCTCTAGCAATTGCGAATGGTTTAATAAACTTTCTAGCGAGGGTAGAACGTCTCATCAAACGTGTATAAGGAATGGCCCACCATTGATAACCGCGAATAACAGAAGCAGGAAGATTAATAGTTCTAAGAGCACCTGCAAGATATAGTTCATTAGGAAGCTCTCCTGAATCTTGCAGTTCTGTACAAATAACCCA